TATAGATCGAACTCCATTACTCCAGCCACATGATGGTTTCATATATGTAACGATTTTCATTATTAATATTTATCCCCAAAAATAGCTCATAGCAGCATTAGTCTTATAAGAACAACTAGGCATTTTTTCAACAATCTTTTTAAATTGCTGTTCGGTAATATTTCCCTGCTTCCATGATTCACCTTCAATACAACCAATCATTGTATTAGTTCTATCTTGTATAGATTTTACATACATCGATGCCGCAAACATTTCATCAGGATCCCCGGTATCAAACCATGCATCATTACTATCTAATAAATTTAATTGCAATAAGCTATCATTTAAATAATTTTTATTTAAATCAGTTATTTCTAATTCTCCACGATCAGAAGGTTTTAATTGCCGGGCTCTTTCCCCCGCAGTTAAATCATAAAAATAAATACCTGTTATTGCATAATTACTTTTTGGACATTCTGGTTTTTCTTCTAAAGAAAGAATTTCTTTATCATCGCTAAAAGCAACAACACCATATAATGACGGGTTCTTTACCTTATAACCAACAATACTTGCCCCTCTGAATTCCGGTAATGTAATACCCGTAAAAATATTATCACCTAAAATCAAACAAACATCCTCACTTCCTTGCCATTGTTCAGCAATAATTAACGCCTCAGCTATACCAGCTGGATACAGTTGTACTTTAAAAGTAAAATTAATCCCTAAATACGGTCGACGATTCGTCCATGGATCGACTGTCTTATCTGCTTGATTAAACAAATGTAACAAATGAGGATATGCTTGAGCATTTGTTATAATCATTATATCTTTAATACCTAATTTTATTAAAGTCGATAGGGGATAATAAATTGTAGGCTTGTCATAAATAGGCAAAAGTTGCTTTGAAACTGTTTTTGTACTAGGATAAACTCTTGATCCAGTACCTCCAGCTAAGATGATGCCCTTCATATATTTATATTATAATGCTTATTTCGCCAAATCAACTAAAATATGTCAGCGGAAAACAATAAATATTTGTAAAGGTTTACTATGAGTAGAAGAACAATCCAATCACCTGGAGTAGAAATAAGAGAAATTGATTTGACGCAACGGCCTGCAGCGCCAGTAGGTACTGGTGTATTTGTCGCTGGATTTTCCAATCAAGGACCTACAGACGAGGTTTTTAATGTAGGCACATTCGCGGAATTTGAAGAAATTTACGGCAAACCTACAAACGCAGCTGAGAGATATTTTTATCATTCTACGCGACAAGTCTTTAATAGCGACGCAAATGTTTTTGTCTCTCGGTTACCTTATGGTTCCTCGACCGGCGATCGAAAATATTCTGCTCTAGTTTATCCTGTCGCATCTCCAACAACAGCAACTATAACAGCCGTTGATACTACCAATGGCAGCTGGATCGATCTCTCTACTACTGCGGGCACGGAAATAACAGTCACAGACACCCTTTCAACTGATACTATTAATATTGAATTAGTGATGAAGGATTCTAATGACACTTTATCTTTTGTTAATACTTCGATGACCGGTCTTAGTGGCATGCTCGCCTCCTCACCAGATTCAACGGCAGTATTTCGATTATCAGCGGCCAACACCGGTGCAATGGGTAAAGATTTAACAACCACTGGAGTCAGTTCTTATTCAGATGCTAATTTTGCTGCTAGTATAATAGGTAAAACTCTTGTTACCGGTCAAGTACAAAGTAATGACGTTGGCGCTCTTGATGATTCAAACAGCTCTTTAAGTGCTGCAGATTATTATGTTATCGGATCTCCTACTCTTGTTGAGTTAACTGAAGCTCAATTTAATTCGGCAAGCAAAGGTAACATAACTTGGAGTAATGACGGAAACATCGGAGGTTCACCTGAAGGTGCTCCATTTACTGGTGATTTTACAAGCACGGCTGGAGCAGGTATTATTGTACTAAATAAAGGAGCTACAATAACTAATAATAATTTCGAAGGTTATTATGTTGGAACAGCTGATGGTTCTAATAGTAATCCTGCAACTAACTTTGATACAGTAAATGCAGTATATACTACTACTAGTACAGCAACTGAAATTTCCGGAACAGGATATGCAACAGTCCCAGGATCTAGAATAGGATTTAATTTAACTAGCCTGGCCACAGAAGAAAAGAGTAGTACAAGTAAAACTTTAGAAACATTTTCTAAATTTGATATTGACGGTCCAGAATTTCTCGACACCATAAGTTTAGGTGTTTTCAAAATTCGAAATACACCGTTTGCTAATTCTGAATTAGAATTAACTAATTTCTTAGCAGAAGGATATACTGGATCTCTTAACTCTAGACGAAAAGTCCAAAACGAGAACGGAGGTCAACAAAGATCATTTTTCCTTGAAGATCAAGATAATGCGTCGCCAAATATAAAAATTTTAATAAATCCAAATATTAGTGAATACAGTGGAGATTGGACTTCAACAGTTGGAGACGTTCCTACAAAGACAGTTAGAGTTGCTCATGCTAGTAATAGTAACGCTGCAATTTTAAACAGTGTAGTTGGTTCTGGCGGGCCTTTAGATGGCACCGATTCGCCAAACTATGAAGTAATACAAGGATTATTTCCATTAGGTGTATATCATACAACTAATAATACAACTAAATTTGTTGGCAGTATTCCTGATAAATTAGATAGAATATTTGAAATTGCTCAGAATGTTGATGTATTTACTATTGATGTTTCTATTGAAGCTGGGTTAGGTACAATACATGCATTTGCGGCAAATAATAGCGAGTCCTTTATTGATACTGATTTTCAAGATGTTGGTGGAACAAGTACAGGGTTCTTTACACCAGATCAAAATATGATAGGATCAACCTACATAACTCAAAGAGATAATTATAGAACTATCTTTAATAGATTTGAGACATTTGCTCGACAGACGAGAAAAGATCATATCTTTATTGCTGATGCGCTTAGGCCATTAGTTGTACAAGGTGAAGCTGGTAAAGTTCTTGATGATAAAACTAAAAACTTTAGTAAGCATGTATACTGGCCATTAAGACATCAATTTGGTATTGCTAATAGTAACTTCGCTACAACTTACGGTAACTGGGCAAAAGTCTGGGACGGTACAAGTGGTAAGCAAATCTGGATTCCGTTCTCTGGTGTTGCAGCTAAAATTTATGCTAATAATGATTCAAACTTTGCACCATGGTATGCACCGGCTGGTTTCAATCGCGGCGTTGTCACAGGTGTAAATGATATTGCGGTTAGCCCGACACAACGTCAAAGAGATCAATTATATAGGATTGCTATTAATCCTGTTACACAATTCCCCGCTGAAGGTATTATTGTATTTGGTCAAAAGACATTACAACGGAAACCCACGGCATTTGATAGAGTTAATGTTCGTAGACTGTTTCTTGATTTAGAGAAAAGAACCCGGCAGACCTTGAAATTCTTTGTCTTTGAACCTAATACGTTCCTAACAAGGACTAAGGTCGTTAATACATTAACACCGATTTTTGAGAACTGCAAACAAACAGAAGGTGTTTATGATTACCTTATTGTTTGTGACGAAAGGAATAACCCACCTTCTGTTATTGATCAAAACGAGTTGAGAGTAGATATCTATTTGAAGCCTGTTCGCGCGGCAGAGTTTATATTGGTTAACTTTTATGCTGTTAACACAGAGGTTAATTTTGAGGAGATAGTTGGACAATAAATTAAAGTAAAAACTAAATAATTATAACATCATGGCTGATATCAAACAAACAATTCAAGATTTTTACAAAGTAGCGCAAACGAGAGACTTTGCGCGTGACTTTCAGTTTCGTGTATTAGACGTTTCTAATAAAGGTACACCTGTATTTACAGAAGACGATTTAGTGTATGCCACGGCAGCTACATTACCCGGTAAAACAATTGCAACAAAAGATGTTCCTTATAATGGATTTAACTTCCGAATTCCTGGCACTGTGTCATATAATTCAAGCGATGCCTTTACTATTGACTTTTATTGTGATGCAACAACTCAAGCTCGTATTGCAATGGAAAATTGGATAACTGAAACTTATAACGATGAAACAACCTCTGGTGATGGAGTACTTCATAATAACAGTACAGTTACTTTAGTTCAATTAGATACTCAATTTGAACCATTACGTACATATAAGCTATACGGTGTGTTCCCTACAGACTGTGGTGATATAGGTTATAACATTACTGGTGATGGTGAAGTCGCGACTGTTACCATAACTGTAGCGTATCAATTCTTCAGGAGAGATAATGAACTTAACACTGCAGTTAACGCTATTGGTAAATTAGCTGGTGCAGTATTAGGTTAATAGCCTTAAATATTTGTATGGACGTTAAATTACCTCCATCAGATGCAAGAAATCTAAGAGAAACTTTCTTTGAACTATTACAGGATTTTTCTACATTTCCCGCTGCACAAAACTTCTTCTTAGTGTCTATTGATAACCTCCCTGCATCTATAAATGATAAAGCAATTAAAAAATTAGGTTTACGTCCATTTAATACTAAACCAGGTATTGATACAAATAGAAAAGTTCATGAAAAGTTTTTTGGTAAGGGAGGAGGATATATGTTCTTAGCTACAGGTGTTGATACAACGACTGAACACAATACTGTACAAAATAGAGGAAAAACTATTAATGGTATTTTACCTACAGGTCCTTTTATGGAGAGTCATGATTATCCTGATAATGATCTTGATGTTCAATTTTACGAAACTAATGTTAGTGTTATTGATGGTATATTTAGACCATGGGCTCAATTATATGGAGTATATGGAAATATAGATAAGCCTGTTCTTACAGCAAATATAGATATATTTTTCTTATCAAAACAAATGGTTACATCTCGTAAAACAAGTTTTATGTCTATGTTATTTGGATCACCAGGTTCTAGCAGTCCAGTTGTACGTAAAATTTATAAGTATAAAGATTGTATACCTTATCAAATAAATGATGCAGGTGTAAACGAATATACTGGTGAAATGGATACTGGTTCTATTTCTGTTAAATGGAGATTTTCGCGTTATGAGGTACTCACTCCACATATAGAAGCAGCTCCTCCTCCGCCGCCTGCACCAGCACCAGCACCAGAGCCTGGAAAATATAATCCAGCTTTAGATAAAACAAAAGGAGATTGGTCTGATGATATATGGACTGCCGAAGTTCCGCCAAGTCCGAGTGCAAAAAAACCGGATGCTAAGAGTAAAGGTGTATACAAGGTTAACGGTAAATCCACGCTCATAGGACCTGGTGATGTAATGACTCCGGAACAAAAGTCAAAAATAGGCATTCAAACTGGTGATTTAGTTGAAAGAACTGGTAAATCTGAAGGAGCATTTATGGGACCAGGTGACAACCCTAGTTTCTTTAAAGCTGGCCAGGCATGGGAGCCGAAGAAACCAACTCGACCGGCGGTTACACCACCTTTGAAAGATCAAAGCCCGAAACAACAGAAACGAGCATATGTACAAGCCCTACGGGATCAGGAAGCCCGGAAGAATCCCTTAGAAGATCCAAACGACCCGTCGTTTGGTGAAACTCGAGGTACTAAGCCTCCTGGACCATGATAAGTTATAATGACTTAATTGAAGCTTCGAACCTTCATAGTGAGAAAAAATATAAAGAATTAATTGAATTTTTTGCTAAGAGACTCTCTAGTAAAAATATTATTGAATTTGTAACAAAATTAAAAGCTGAAAAATTTATTAATAAAAATTCTGCAATAAAATTAAACACTAATAAAGGTGACCTACTAATTTATAAAGAAAATTTTCTTAAAGATCTACCTACCTATTCAGAAAGTAATCATATTATAGATGACTATTTTATAACTATTGGCTATCCATCAATAGACTTTTTCTCAAACGCCTCGTTTATTAAAAAAATTGAAAAAAACGGAACTATAGCTTTTATAACTAAGGACAATTATGAAGATGTTCCCTTACCATTAATTAAAAAATGTTCTCCATATATAAATGAATATAAAGAAAAATTAAATAACTCTTATATCTATTATATAAACGATGAATTTAATAGTAGATTTTCATATAACTTAGATATAATTAATTACATATTGTACTTATGTACGATATATTCATATGAAAATTTATTAGATGAGCAACTATTTCTTATGCGACGAGGTAATTTTACATATCAAGATTTTGACTATATAACATATGATCAATTTAGACAATATATAACACTTTTAATAAAAAGACTTAAAAATGAGCAACCTTCTCGATAAATTTAAAGACCTTTGTACTAAGGATATAGAATTACCGGATAGCGGCACAATTTCTACTCCACAACTAAATGTTCAATTTCAAAATAAGCTATATGCTATAATTAGAAATATACGAGATGATCATATAGTTACTTTATCTTATTTACAGTATTTAAATGATTATATTCTCAGTATTTGTAAAATAGATACCGTTACATATCGAGATAAATTATATTTAATTCAACATTGGAAAAACGAGGTAAGCGATGAAAGTATAAACCTAGATTTCAATACAGTTGTAAATGAACCTTTAATAACAAAATTAAAAGACGCAGATTTAACATTTAAATTTAAACTTCCACTATTAACAGATGAAAATATTATCCTCAAGTATATTTTAAATAAAAAAGAAATAGTTGAATCTGATATAATGTTTTTTGATACATTTAGATTTATAGATACTATTACATTAGATACTGAAGAATATACTATAAAAGATATGGAGTTAGATGAAATATACAGTTTGTTCTTATTATTTGATATTAAAATCTTAAATTCCTTAGCAAATCATACTAATTCTATTTTAGGGGAATTAAATAAACTCAGAGTCATTGAAGCAGATTTTTCTTTTTTCGTAGATTTGTAATTAAATAATTACATATGTCAGCGGCTGGAGATCGACTGTTAGCAGATATACATGCTAGAACTATTAACTTAGAACGGAATCAATCTGATTTTGTTTCTGAAATTAAATCTCTTCATAGAACAATAAGAAACCAAGCGGGCGGCGCCAGAAGATTATCTGGTTCAACTCGTGATGCCGATCGACCAATACCACCGAGTGTCACCGCCGGTCACTCTGCTCGAGTAGCAAAAAAAGAAATGAGAGATTTCTTTAAAGCACTCACCGGAAAGAAAGTTTTAGGAGCAGGGGCTGGTTTAGGATTTTTAGCATTGTTTGGAGATTTACTTAACCCAGATGCCGCGCTGGGAAAATGAAAGATGCAGTATTGAATAAAATGGATGATTATTTAAAAGCTGCCACAGATATGATCATGGGTAGAGATACTGCCCCTGAAGCTTCATGGTATGACGAAAGACGGCAACTTGACAAGTTGCGTGCTACCGAATCCGCCCTCGCCGAGTCGATCATCGACTCGGTAACCGAAACCGTCGAGGACTTGGGCAACAAGGGTGAGGATCTTGCCAAAGATTTTTATAACAACAAAGTTAATACTCCAGAAAATAAAGCCAAGGCCATTGAAACATTCCAGCGGCTTTATGATGCTTTAAAACCTAACACCTCCAAATGGGGCGAAGGTATAAAGCGATGGTGGCAAAAAGCACAAGAACAAAGAGAACGGGACGAAGCTGCTAATAGAACCACGGAGGAGCATTGGGTCGGATATCGCCGCACCAACGGCAATAACCAGCCTCAAGTAGCTCAGGCATCTACAGAAAATCCTGAGCGGCACCACGGCGAACCCGGCTTCAATGACCCAAGTCCACGTAGGTCTATTATATCGCAAGGCCAACTAGATGCTGCTGGTGACGCTGCCAGTGTTGCCCTCCAGCAGACAAGCTCGACGATGTGGCAAAAAGCAATGCAGCCACTCGCGAAATCTATAGAAAAAGCGATGGAAAAATCGGCTTTTCTCACAGGAGGAATAAAATGGAAGGAGCTGATGCAGCTCGGTCCCTTCAAAACATGGGGACTGGTCGGTAAAACCGGTCAAGGTGCGCTCAGCGTTGGTTCCAGAGTCGGAGTAAGAGCTATTCCTTTTATAGGCCAAGGTGTAATGACTCATGATGTTCTATCTTCTGGTATTGGCATTTTTGACTCAATGGCCGAACAATCTCTTGATATAAGTAGTAATGATCCAGGAGGTACTAAGAAGAAACTAAAATGGGCAAAAAAAAGACTTACTGATGATCAGTATGCGCTGTATAAACGTTTTGTCGAAGCGCAGCAAACTAGACATAGGTTAGGTGGTTTAGGTGACCCAACAACGGAACGATCTGCTTGGACAGGAGAACCTGCATTATGGTTAATGAGAAAATTATCTGGTCTAAAAGATCCTGTAAGAACTAAAGAAGAAGACTTAAGATATAACGCGGCTGAAGAGCTTATTCGCAAAAACATTACGGAATTCGGTACGGTGCAAGATAAACTTCATGAAGTCGAAAAGTTCGACGAGGAACAACGTCGGATCGAAATTCAACAAAAAATGAAGAGAGAAAAAAAGAACGAGGGTACTGGAGTGGATCCAGTACAACAAGGAATAAATGTAAACAGTACAACAAATAACTTTCTTAATACACCTGAACCTCCGCCAGTTGATATGTTTAGTGAAGGTCCTACCTTAAAACAATGGTTAAATTGATACTAATTAATAATTATGCCTACTAATATAAACGATAGATATTTATTTGAGTTTTCAAAGCCGACATGTACAAATATGGAGGGAGATTCTAAAAATGGTGTGGAGCTTACTACTAATGACACAATAAAGGCGGCCGCCGGAAAAATAATATCAAGAGCAAAAAGTAACGTTATATCAGATACTGTAGCAGATGTACCTGTACCACCTGACGGTGCAGATCATATGGATATAAATATAACAAAACAATTTCGATGGACAAAATCAGCTAAAGATTCAGTAGCAGTAAAAACCATACCAACTGTTACATTAAGAGAGTATATAGTAACTGTCCCAGCCTTTTTTCAAAACCTTAAACTTTTTACTGAACAAATTTACGGTCCAGGTAAAAAATGGGGCGATGATCCAGAAAGTTATGCTAAAAGTATAAAAAATATTGCTGATAAATTACCAAGTGCATTTGGCAAAGCGCTCAACAACACAATGAGCGGATTTCAAGGATTATCTGAATCTATTACTAGTGGCGCTGATAGCGCATTTGGTACAACTAAATTCGAGATGCCAGAATATTTAAAATCATATGAAAACATATATGGTGTCAAAAAAACTAAGTTTATATACCGTTTGCCTTATTTAGAAGATTCATATAAAACAATATCTAATAATTGGTCTCAAGAAGGGTCCATACTTCAAACGCCCATAGAATTCATGGCTGCATTAACATCGGCAGTTTCTCCTGGTGTTGGTATTGATTTTGCAAAGACATTTCAATATTCCGACTCTGGTCCGAGTTATAATATTACGTTTTATTTAGATAACACAAGATATGATGACGTGTCTGAATGGATGAAAAACTATAGATTTATATTTTTATTAACATATCAAAATTTACCTAATAGAGTAAATAAAACTGCAATAACACCGCCTGTAATATATCAATCCTCCTTACCGGGTGTCTTTAGTTATAGATGGAGTTTTTTAAGTAATATCAAGATAAACTTTATTGGAGTCAGAAGAAAAATGCCTCCATTTAAAGTTACAAAAAACACATCGGCAACAGAAGTAATTGTTCCTGAAGGTTATGAAATACAACTAACTCTCACAAGTCTTACACCAGAGACAAAGAATTTAATGTTTGATAGTATTAATAACCCAGTTCGAAGTCATGAAGAATCTGAACCATATCCAGATGTATATGGTGATAGGAATTGGGATGAAGGAGATGACGGTAAAGCATATGAAGCGGCTCAAACAGGAGCAGTAGGAGCGAGACCTGGAGGAATGAACACTGGCCCGGGTGGTTGGCCAACGGGAAGAGGCGGTAACGATGGAGATTAAAATATGATTACAGATTTACAACTCACTCGAAATAATATAGCAGAGTTAAAATCTCTAGATGATACTAGATATGAGAACATCTTTAAAATGGCTCGGTCAGATAAGTATTTTTTTTATAATATAATTAAAAAAATATCATTTCCTGATGATCTTAATCCACAAGTATTTTTCGAAGTAAGAGTTACAGCTAATATGCCATGGACATCATTTTCAGATCAAGTATACGGAAATCAGAATTTATGGTGGTTGATATGTCTTGCTAATAATATACAAAATCCGATTAATAATCCTATTACTGGTGACAAATATACAGTTATAAAACCAACATATGTAAGTAGAATATTATCTGAAATTAACAAGCAAGTATAATAATGGCAAAACCAGCTTTACAAGATATACAAGAACAATCAACGGAACAAGGCACGTTTCAAATTAGTTCTAACGCTACAGATTTTTTTATATCTATAAGGTTTATAAATGAAAAGGCGCAACAAAGAAATGTAAGAAAAGTAGAATTCAAAAAAATAACATTTGACTCTACGTATAAATCTCCATTTGTAATTGGAAGCTTACAATTGCTTTCTGATAAAATACTAATGGGAATGGACACCGCCGAAATAAAGGGAGAAAATGAGAATAGTCAATATGAAAATATTGCTACAGGTGGAGAGTTTCTACATATAAAAATCGAACAACAATCTACTGCGACAAGATGTGAGAGAGAAACTTTAGTTGATAGAATATATATAACTAAAAATATGGTCGAAGGTTTAGTAAACAATGAAAAAACAATAACATATTATTTTGCAGATGTTGAATACGGTGCTTTAATGTATCAGAAATTTCCATGGAGTACTAATGATTATGTTAGTTGGGGCCCGGATCATTCAGAATGGGGTGCAGATGAGAACAACCCATACGAAGCACTCGATGTTGCAATATCAGAAGGTGTCTCTCAATTTAGCCGAGAGCAATGCGGTATAAAAGTTAGTGACGCCATAAAACATCTATTGCGAAGATTTTGCAGTCGAACCGGTGGGATGGAAGCTACCACAGAAGAAAATTTAGATTGGAGTCCTATAATTAATGAACAAGAATGGGATGAAAGTTCTTCAAAAATAATGTATACTTTACCTCAAAATACAGCTCCTATGGTAGGATTGTTTGATTTAATGTCAAAGTATGTCTCTAAAATACATGGCGATATGGGTATTTTATTATATTATAATGGAATGTTTAGTTTAAGATCTCTTACTAATATAATTAATGATGCTATTGATCTTAATACTATGGCAGAAAGCTGGTCGGATACAAACTTTAAAAGAAAATTTGCTGGTGTTATAAAAATAGAAACAGACGATATAAGAATGCATTATAGTAAAAGACAATCTCATTCTATATTTGCAGATCCTGATATCCAAAATCTCCTAATTCCAGTAAATATACAGAATGTTACTTTTCATAAAAAACAACCAACCGCTGCTACAGATAAAATAGTAGATCATACTATAACTTCATATGATGTCGGCCGAAAATTATTTAAATTAAACAATAAGAAAGGTAGTGTTCAAGATTTTAATGAAAATTTTTCAATTTATATGACGGCATTTCCAGATGCAAATTCAAACGATGGTGAACTCGCTCCAAATGTTAATAAAACTGATCTCACTAAGCCTAATAAAGAAAGATTTTTTAACTTACATACTGCATCAGATCAAGATAGTAGCTATGGAAAAATTATGCTACAACAAAAAATATTAGATAACTCTGATAAAGTAACAATAAATCTCACCGGAGTTGGTAGTAAGAATAATTGGATGATGACCGGAGGTAAATTTATAGGTATAGAAGTTGCAGGTGAGAAGCTAGATAAATTTATGGAAAATGTCCCTGGGTTTTGGTTTATCCTTCGAAACATAACAACTTTACAAGAAGGCCAATTTAATACAAAACTAGTATGTAGTAAAATAGATAAATTTGAAAGAGGAATAGGAACCCGAGCTGCAGGAGCTAGTTAATATGAGCGCAATACCATCAAAAACTGGAATACCTGATATAGTAAATACTCGATTAACTAATTCAGTAGATTTTCATATCGCATCTACAAATTTTAATTCTATAATTGAAAAATATATTAATTTTGTAGCATTATCAAAATATTATGATAGTTTAAAATATGAATCAGATCCTATTACTGCGGAAGCAGACTTTTGGGAAGGTATAGCAAATGCAAACTTAGACTTACAAAAATTTGCTAAATCTCCTAAAGCAACAAAATACCTTAAAAGAAAAGAAATGGACGTTGACGATGGAGATTCCTTACGAAAGGATGACGCTGGAAACCCGATTATATTTCAGGATAAAGAATTAGGCTTAGTTGCATTAACTGTAAAAGGGAAAAAAATTCCTTTGACTGAAAATGACTCTACAAATGTAAATGAAAAAATAAGCAAAATTTCAAATAGCTTTGATATAGCAAATGAAGATAAAAATGGTGAATTCATCGCGTGGTGGTTAGATAAGTACCGTAAATGTCACTTAAAAGTAAAAGAAATATTATCAGAAAGACTGTCTGTAGAAGATACTATTTTACAAGAAATATCTGAAAGTGTAGGTTTTTTATTTTATCAATGGCAATACCCTCAAAGTAGATACACGCATTATGCAGATGAATTTATGCAAGATACAACTCCTTTACCTTATAATAGTATCATTGATGATAAATTAGAAATGGAAACCCGAACAAATATTGTTCAATTAAGCAATCGAGTTGAATCTTTATTTAAACGAAACATGCAGCAAATAATCAACACAGGAGAAGTTGCCGCAGATGCTCATAAAGAAAATTTAGTTACTGATCATTACCATTATGAAAGATTAAAGAAAAATCAGCCTGAGATTAATGAAAATATTGCTACTGCATTAGGTGGAACCTATACCGTTTTATCATGGCTTACAATGAATAAATTAAATAATATTCAAAAAATAGTACCCGGGGTACATGAAGTAGTAATAGAAAACTCTAAAGAAGAAGTAGATATCTTATTAAACAAAATACAAACTCTTCAAAGACCATTTGATATGGGTATTCTTAGGTAGGGGGGTCTAGCTTATCGGGTTCCTTTACATCTGACTCTACATTAATTATTTTTGAATCTTTCAATAAACGATCAAGAACCTCATCTCTACTTAACATTAATGAATGCTGTTGATCAGCGCTTTGAAGTTCTTTTCTAGAATCTATATCTAACTGTTTTGCTTTTATAGTAGTATTAGATTTTTTATCTTGAACGACTAATTTATTTAATGTTTCAATAGCACCAGTTGAAGCCTTAATAAGTTCAGCGAGAGAAGAGACATTTTCTGCTTCAGGCATATGATGAACCACTTCCTTCATATTATCTATTAACTCTAAAGAATCTTGAATTAATTTAGATGATTTTTGTATAATAAAATCTTCAACTTCATCTTTAGAAATATTAAATCTCTCTGACTGTTGTGCTAATTGTCTACTAGCTCTCGGTACGGTTTTTAATTGCGATATTAAATCAGCAGGATCAATGTCATCCATAAAAGTATTTACTTGAAAAATCTAAATTATATACTATATTCATTGTATGGACGATTTTCAGCCGTTACAATATCAATCATTATCTTCTCTTCGCTCATTCGCAATCGGTGAAAATGATGATGGTAGCGCGAATGTAACATTTTGTAATAAAGAGATTGAACTCAAAGTAATGAAAACTCATCCGGATGCCAAATTACCACATAGAGCTCATGACAGTGATTCCGGATATGATGTATATAGCGTAGAGGAGGTTATAGTACCGGGACGAGGCTCTGTAGTTGTACCTGTAGGCCTAACATTAGCATATATTACACCAGGATATTGGTTTCGAGTAGAACCTAGAAGCGGCTTAGGATTTAAGCATAACATTCAACCCCATTTAGGTATTATCGATAATGGATACAGAGGCGACCTGGGTGTTAAATTATATAATTTTAGCGATGTAAATATAACCTTAAACAAAGGCAGCAGAATTGCTCAATTAGTATTATACCCTCATATTACAGCAACAATTTCTGAAGCAGATAAAATTGATGACACTGAGCGAGGTGAAGATGGATTTGGATCGACTGGATAATTATTATGATTTACGAAGTAGAATTTAAATCTCCCGATTGGAAAGGCAAAATTATGCGCCGAGAGTATACAGTCAAAGCTCAAAATGTCCTTGAAGCTGAAGAAAAGGCATTTAAACAATTAAAAATAGATAAGAGTATTAATAGTGAGTGGATTAAAAATGCAGAAGTACATCAGATAGTACATTCCCTACAATGACAATTTCTGATATTTGGTGTGAAAAGTATCGACCGAGTACTTTAGATGAAATAGTTCTAGACAAAAGTACTAAAAATTATTTTAATAAAGTACAAGAAGATAACAATATACCTAATGTTTTATTTGTAGGAAAGCCTGGTATTGGGAAAACTTCTCTAGCTAAAATTATTGTTAAGGATATTCTTAAGTGTCAATATCTCTATATCAATGCATCTGATGAAAACGGGATAGATACAATCCGTACAAAAGTTTTAAACTTCGCGCAGACAAAGAGTCTCTTTGGGCAAATTAAGGTTATAGTACTTGACGAGTGTGATGGATTATCTATTGACGCACAAAAAGCGCTACGCAACTCGATAGAAGAATATCACGACTTAACAAGATTCATACTTACAGCAAATTATAAGCATAAGATTATTCCAGCTCTACAAAGTAGATGTCAAATATTTGATATTACTTATGATAAAAATGAATACTTAACTAAATTAATATCTATTGTTAAAGCTGAAGAGATAAAAATTAACAAAGAAAACTTTACAAATATTGTTAATAGTTGTTATCCGGATTTTAGAAAAGGTATTAACGCTTTACAAAAATATTATTTATCTGATGGAGAAAACACTACCAGTAATATTACAACAGAATTTCTCGACGGGTTAATCGACCTATTATCTCAGAGAAAATATTTTTTAATTCGTAAAGCAATCATTGAGAACGAAGCATCGTTTAACAGTGATTATGATGAATTATTTAGACGCTTATTTAATTATATGTATGCAAATCCTATGGATGAAGAAAAAAAGAGAGACTGTCTAATTACAATCTCTAAATACTTTTATCAGAATAGTCAGTGTATTGATCAAGAGATCAACTTCTATTCTTGCATACTCGACTTACACCCTTAAGGCATGTAATTCGCCGTACCTAACTTATAGTCACCATCAGGTATGCGAGTTTGCTGTCCAACATCAATAGCCTTATCTTCAACTTCCTTCGGCTTTAATGTAGTATGATCTTCTTGATCGTTAGTTGGATCTTTTGCAGTAGCTCTATGCTCATCCCATGTCTCAGAAAATTCAAGAAGTTCTAAAGGAAGTGTTAAAGACTGATGATAAAAACCAGGAGCATACTCTACAACTATATCAGCTACATTCCAGGCTTGAGAATCTGTAGCAGCGGTCTCATAAACTCCCTTTTTAATAGTAGACAGCATAAGAGATTTACCCTGCTCAGATAAAGTTAAGACTTCTTGTACATATTTCTTACGAGACTCGTCTAAATCTTTATACCAATCAGATGATTTAAAATTACTCTTTAATTTAACATAATCACCAGCAATAGGACCTGATTTTACAAACCGACCGATCTGGGCTTCAAATAATGTATCGAACGTACTCATTTCAATTATTTATGGTATTAAGCACTTATAAATTAAATAATTATACATGGCCATTAAACTTGATATATTTAAAAAGAGAAAGAATACGGATAATTATCGTAATTTTACTTATGCAGATATTCACCTAGATATACAATTTAATACCCGGCTGGGAAGTAAACCAACCGGGATCTCAAAAAATGCTCAAGATTTTAAAGTAGATTACGATACTGAAGCAATTTATAACTCCATACATAATGCTTTTAATACAAAAAAAGGCCAAAAAATTCTTAATCCTAATTTTGGTTTAGATCTAGAGCAATACCTGTTCGATAATATTAGTAAAGAAAACGGAGACCTAATTGGTACTACTATTTTTGAAGAGTTACCATTGTATGAACCACGTATAAAGGTAACCGGTGTTGATGTTTTAGCTAGACCAGATTGGAATGAATACGTAATAGATATATCTATTACAATACCTTCATTAAATAATCAAGTAGAGAGTGTTAATGGTACGCTTACAACGAAAGGATTTCAATACTAATCATGGCTAATTTTACAAATTTCAAATTACCGACAAATGCATACACGGGCTTTGATGCACAAAGCATGCGCGACCTAATTATTGAACGTCTCAATAATGACGACACAATAAATTTTACTGATCAAAACTTCGAAGGCAGTAATATTTCTGCGCTGATTGACATCATTGCATACTCTTACCATACTCTATTATTTTACTTAAATCAAACTAGTTCAGAAAGTAATTTTAATGACGCCGAATTATATGAAAATATAAACCGTATAGTTAAACTCATAGACTATAAACCAGTTGGTAAACAATCGTGCGTGTTACCAATAGAAATTAAAGGTACATCCGATCTATCAGCCGGGTATTATACAATTCCAAGATTTACATTCTCCTCCAGTCAAGGTAAAACGTATACGTTCGTAAAAGACTTAACCTTTGAAAAAATAACCTCTGATACTGAATCTATTTCTTCTACTACTGATTCTCCGCTATTATATGAAGGTACAATAGTAGAACATCCGTTAATTAAACCATTAGGTGAACAGTTTGAAACAATAAACTTATTACCCGGATCAAACACTATAATAGATCACTTTAATATTTTTGTTTTCGTGAAAGAAGTTAACGAGGAAAATAAATGGTATGAATGGAGCCGAGTACCTAGTTTATTCTTATCTGACCCTAATAGTAGACATTTTGAAGTTCGGTATAATGAAAATAAAAATTACGAATTAAAACTTGGTAATAATGTTAATGGTAAGAAATTAAATTTAAACGATACAGTTGCTATCTATTATTTAAAATCAAACGGCCCGGTTGGTAAAATGACAAAAAATGCCTTTTCTGGTAGCTCAACAAATGTATATAATACTACACAATTTGATACAATATTTACAGATATAAAAGATACTTCTCTTAATTATATAACCGTGGCAGAATCTGTTAATATAACAGTAAGCAACAATGAGGATAGTACTGATTTCGGTGTAGAGGAAACTACAGCAGAGATTAAACAAAATTCACCTCGATTCTTTAGTTCAGAATATAAACTAACTACAAAGGGTGATTATAAGTCATTTATTCAACGTAATTATAAAAATTTAATTTATGATGTAACAGTATATAATAATAGTGATTATACCAATAGATATTTAAAATACCTAAATGATGAATTAGGATTAACGGATTACTCTTTAGAAACAAACGCATTATTTAATCAGTATTATTACGCCGATAGTTCTGATGCAAATAATATATATTTAACCATAGTACCTAATTTAAGAAAAAATAAATCCGTTGTAACGCGGTCGAATTATCTATCGCCATCATTAAAGGAGAAAATACAAAACGAACTTACAAATTATAAGCTACTTAATAGTGAAATAACATTTATAGATCCAATATACCTTACTTTCGATCTATGTCTTAAATTTACTAGTGAATCAACCAAGGTACGTTATAAGGATTATACAGAATTGCATTTAGTTAGAAGTGCTAGAACATTAATAAATGAAGAAGAATTAAAATCTAAAGTGTTTAATATAATTACGACTTATATAAAAGGATTAAAATTAGGTGATACTATAGATGTCCGTTATTTAAATAATGAGATCGAAAAAATAGATGGTATATTAGAATTTAAAACATGGAGAACGGACATAAATAAAGGCGTCCCTGGATTGTCTTTTGCTGTATTTAATCCTATTTATAATGGTAGGGATATAAAATTTATTGATACGAGATTAACATTAAAACCGTTTCAAATACCATATATAGAAAACGAGCAATCGTTTAAAAATAAAATAAAAGTAACAAGTACTGTAACAACCAAAAGTATAGTTGAATATTAATGAGTGATCCAAATGATTCTAATTGTCCTCTCTCTTTACCAGTACCTATATCGATTACTGTTAATACATCTGCGGACGCTCCCACTCCAATAGCTGGACATTCTTTAGCAAGTTCACATAGTGGATTTACTCGTATATCAAAATTTACTTTTAACCCTCTACTCGGTCCCGTTGGCACCACTGGACTGTCTATACAAGACTCCTTGATAGATCTATCAATCTCAACAGCTGTATGGGATTTTGGAGATGGACATACATTAAGTGGTGATAATGTATTTTCATCAACACATACATATAATGTACCGGGTGTATATACTGTAACAGTTTTCTTTTATGATAAAGACGGTAATTCTCATATTAATACATTAACAGAACAATTAAGTGTATATAATTATGCAAGTACTAGAATAAGCATAAGCGTAAAAGATGTAGATACAGATAATCCAATATCTATTACCGTCGGTAAAAAACCAGTACAAGGAGATAGATCTTTAGGTGTTGGTCTCACAGCAAGCTGGCAAGATGTCCCCGACCCAGATGAACCTCATACAGTATATTTCACAGCTAGTGGTAGTAAGGCAAAACCATATGATATTAATAATAAATATGCTCATTTAATACCATATAGCGCATTTTATGATAAAAATATAAATCTTATAAATAGTATTGACGGAGTACAATATCAATTAAATCCACAATATTTTTTTATAGATACTAATAGTCAAGTTTCTCCTATAACATCCGAAGACCAACCGGAAGCGGATAAATTCTTACTTTATTCAAGTACGAAACGAGCACTCAATGATTCTTATGGTTTAGATCTAGCAACCTATAGGGCTAGAATACATACTGCTAGTGACACTGGAGAAAAGTTTTATTATTATGATGATATAATTAATTATATTGGAAGTGATCGTGTAAATTTATTAATTAGATTAGATACAAGTACACATAAATTAAAAAACTTTTATATAGATAATTTAGTTACAGATATAAACTTAAGCGAAAGAAATCACTTAGAAACAAACTTTGCAGGAGTAAGCACTGATAACGTTAATGCTATTGCCGGAATCCCAATAAAAATAATACCGTCGGCGCCGACAAGATTATCTTTTACATCTACCGGAATGAAGGAAATGTCTGCTATACAATATAAAAGACAAGGTGATAAATTTCAATTATTTATCGGCTTAGCAGATGAAGAATTAAACATAGGTAAATATTTTTCACAATTTTTCCATGAACCTACTAGTAATTTCATATCTCTCTCTAATGGAAATTTTGCTGATGATCACACTAGCACATTAAGCGCCTGGACCGCTACAATCTCTGCAGATGGAACTCCGCTTACAGGATGGCATTTATCAGCCGGTATTGGAGCTGCTCACTTTGCACACACCGGTGGTGTTAACAATTTATATCAAGATGTAAATACAGTTCTAGGAAAAGAATATGAAGTTTCTTTAACCATATCTAGTCGCTCCACAGGGTGGGTAAGGTTATTTTTAGGTACTACTGACCCATCACCACCATACAGTCAAGATGGATTAACAGAAAATAAGACTCACATTATACTTGTTGATGCAGATAATACTCAACCTCAAAGATTGTACATACAAGCCACTGAGGATTTTGACGGTATAGTAAGTGATGTTTCAATTGATTGTAATCAATTTTTTGTTGAGTGGGTTAGTGGGGCTACAACATCAACAAGTAATATAAGTAGTTTAAGTACTACCAGTTTACCGTATAATCTAACAACAGAAAAAACAGAATTAAGTAGCTTTTTATATCTTAATATTGATCCAGTTGACTCTGGTACATGGACATTAAATGTAACTGGCCGTCAAAACAATTTTTCCTCTCTATCTTCACTTTCTGCATATGGACAAACTATAGATTATGATTCTACAGGACCATATGGTTCTGTGTCTCTGGGAGTAAAAGGCACTAATATAATAACAGGTTCATATACCTTTACAATAAGCCCGTCGACTAATGACGTTGAAATATATAAAATAAACGAAGATATAGATTATTCTCAAGTATTAAAAAGTTATAGATTTCAATCCTTCTTACATGAATATGATAATTTATTTGATGGTGTTTTTACATCGTTTGTAGGTCAAGCAAGTTCAAGCCCTACTGTATTCGGTAAAACTATATTTGAGAAAACAGCTAATTTTGTTTCAAATAATACTGATATTGATTTTTGTAAAATAGAAAATATACAAGCATTCTATGACTTTTTTAATGAAGATATTGATTTTGTATCACCTAATCCACCGCCTGAATTAAAAAGATTATATAACTTATTTAGTATTAAAATTTCTAAACTTTTAGGTGACTACCATAGAGTTAATGATAATTTCGACACACAATATTATACAAGCTCTGCTGCTGGTAGAAATATAGATTTTACATCTCCCATCACTTCATTAACTTATGAAGTGACAGCAGATACAAAATTTGTAGCATTACAAAAATTTAATAGTGAATATATTTTAATTAAACCTCAACAAGTACCTGCAAAAAGTGTAGATGGTTCAACAGCTGGTGTGTCAGCTACATATCCACTGTCTACGTATAATGTATATAGTAACTGGGGCTGGGAATTAGATACAACAGTATCTGGTGCTAGTGGTTTAGATTTATTGTATGAATTTTATCCATATACAGCATATGATACAACCTTATCGGCTGAAAATATTGAAAACAGTATCATAGATTATAATAATCCTTATACAACAATCTCAAGATCAACATCTTCTCTTAGTGCAAGCTGGGAAAATGATGGTGGTATAATTTTTAATAATCTAGATTATCAACTTAGGAAAGGACTTAGCTTATGACGGTAGATTTAAATACAACTAACCCATTATCGTTTTTGCAATGGAAAACCTATTATGCAGATATTCGCGAAGCCTCAGAACTATCATTATCATATAACAAATATCTTATAGAATGGAAAGATCAGAAAGTAGTTAACACTACTACTAACACAGATTATGTAAAAGGTATTTATACTCAATTTTTAAAAAATATAAATTTAAGTAGCTTACATAGTGATGTTTCGAGATTTTTATCAAAAATTGATGTTGATGATATTTACGAATTAGAACTAGCAGTAGTTTATTTTGTACAATTAATAAAAACTCAATTAAAAGATGTTAGTAATTTAAGAGAAGAAGTAAAATTTTCACCAACTAAAAATAAATTAAAATCATCTAAATTAGGCATACAAAAATACCTTAAAAACTTTATTATACGTTTACTCAGCAATAATGAATTTATTAAAGAAAATACTGATACAGAGTTAACAAGTATTAATGTACAAAAAATATCTAATAATATACAAATAAATTTAAATTCATATGCTTCTGATCATTTTGTTCAAAAAATACATAATACAGATAAAGATTTAATTTTAGATATGGAGAGAATGGTATTAAAGCAAGTACCAAATATATTACAAGTGGTATCCATAAATAAAGATGGTAAAAAATTAAAATTAAAAACTAATAGTATATCTTCTCCTGATAGTATTTTAGGTATTAATCAAAACTTTGTTAATTTTGAAAGATTGCCTGATAGATATTTTAGAGGAGAAAATAAGACTTTAAATAATTTAAAATTTATTTATGAAAAGGAAATAATAAAAAAATATCTAGCTAATGATTTATATCACGCAATCGGAAATAAAAATTATGCAACTGTATATAAATTATTTGATCATGTAAATACAACAAATAATTTATCTCAAAGATATAACCCTAATTTATCCTTAGATCTTACTGAACTAAAAAACAAGCAAATTTATCCAAGACAATTATCATTTAATAATACAGGGGTTACTAATTTTCATTCAGCTAACCTTTCATTTACAATTAACTTATCAGCCTTTAAAGGAAGAGAATATATTATTCCAGATCCATCTAAGTATGAACCAGGAGTTAAAAATGTAGGTCATATCAGAAATAGTAGAACTGGTGAAATTTTACGGAACGTAAAAGCCAAGCAAGTAACACCCTTACTATTTAAATCAAAAAATGCTCCATATAAAAATACTGAACTAAGTGATTCAGTTAGTTTTTATAATAATAAATTATTACGTAATTATGGATATCAAAGCAAAGAAAATAGTCTAGATTATTCATATACGGGTATTAATAAAAGAGAAGATTCAATCAGTTTTTGGGATAATACATCAGATCAAATAACATGGAAAAATACAGACACATATCCAATAAGTGTATTAAACATTTATCCTGAATCTGCAAGGCTCGAGGATTTATTAATTACAAATAAAACCGGAATAAAGTTAAAAAGTGATATTTATGGTAACGAATTTTATTTTATTAAATCTGTATACCCTAAACGATATGCAGGAACGTCATATATCCCAGCCGCGGAAGTTGCCACAT